TAGCATTTGTAGTATTTGTTGGTATTATCAGTATGATTGTTTATGCAATACTACCATGATAAAAATACAGAAAACAAAGACGCTTGTAACTAAAGACAATAACAATAGTGCTAACTGCATTGCACCAAACCTCATCTATGGTTGTTTTGGTGGTTGTGTTAACACTTATTGTTATATGTCACGTTACAATGGGACCAGAGTGTTTGTCAACACTAATGTTGATGAAATCTTTCAATCAGTTGTTGAATGGGAGAAGACTTACAACAAAGTGCCTGACCAACAAGATCCTGTATACACAATGGTAGACATTGCATGCAATACAGACTTAGTACTTATGCAGAAACATGTAAAGAAAACAGGAGTTTCTTTACACGATTACTTGCTTATGTATGATAAACACGAAAATCTTAACACAACAATGGCTACAAAATATCCAGGACTACTAACGTTAGACGTTAGTAATTTTAACAAGCCTCCAAGAGTGCGTGTTAGTCTTATGCCACAAGCATACTCTGATGTACTTGAGCCTAAGATGCAAAAGATAGAGTCTAGGATACAAGATATCAACCGTCTTAAAGATTTAGGATGGGAAGTGCACATAAACTATTCACCTGTTGTTTTTCAGAGAAGGTGGATACAAGAGTATGATGAACTATTTGCAGAGGTGAAGCGTGTAGCAGGTGTGAACAAGTGTGAAGTGATAGTGCTCACTAATCATAGGAATCAGATGGCTAAAGCATCACCAGAAGCACAAGAGATGATGAAACACAGTTGTGAGATCAAGAATAACAGTGGTGTTATGAGATATCCAATACGTGATAAGACTAAATTGCTCTCAAGATGGAAGCAGTTGTACAATAAATACTTTGAATTAAACACAATTAGATATATATTTTAAAATGGAAAATTACAGAAGAGTAAAAGGTTATGAGTTTGAGTTTATAGACCAAGGATCAGATGATAGATTCTATCAGTGTCGTGGTGATGTTTATTATGATGATGAACATGATGAGATCCCTGAACCAGGTTTATGGGAAGCAGCTCTACAATTAGAACAACAACTAAAAGACGAGGGTTATGTTGCAGATGCAAACCACTCTGAGAAAGGATGGGTTGAGGTATGTCTGCTTTAATGATAAGTGTAATTGAATGGAATACTGGACAGTCATTTCATTCTAAGAACCTAGCAGCTAGTTATTTCAATATACCTTATTCTTTAGTTACTAGGAGTATTAAGAAAAAGGAAGAAGTGATTACTGAAAGAGGTAAGAAGCTTAGATTTACACTAGGTGGCTCAACAAGATCTAGATCTGTTGTACACAAACCAAAGACTGATGATGGTGAAACATTAAACTTTGGTAAGCACAAAAGAGTGCAGATGAGAGACATACCAACACAATACTTAAAATGGGCCTATGATAATGTGAGTAGGTGTCCAAAGTGTGTTGAGAATGAATTGATAAAAAGAAATGAATTACTAAATAGATAAATAAAATGGAAGGACAAAAAAGATTACCAGAGGACATGGCTAGTAACAAGCAGCCTCACGTTATGTGCCCAGAATGCTTTAAGGGCTCAATTGAGTTTAACTTTATTACCAATGACGGTAGTTGTAACCACTGTGGTACACAATTTACTAAACATGGTGATAGTATAAGATATGTCTAATGTTTGTGGCTGTAGAGTTACACTTTCGTCACTATGATGCAGAAGAGTTAAAAGAGGGAATGCTCTTTATGAATCATTTGTATCCTGGTACCGAGAGAGAGCACATAGAGATCTTTATGTTAAAGAAGGAATCTATACATGAGATGATTACACCAGAGATAATGTATATGGAAAATGGGTTTCCTGTTTATCCATATCTATTAGATTCAGACGGTAAGGTTGTAGCAACGCCTGAAGAGATAGGTTTGTTTGATCCAGGTGATGTATCAGATAATCTTATAGATTTTGAAGTTAACGAGATAAACTTTATAATGAGAGAGTTTGATGGATTACTTGAAGTATTTGTTGATGAAGATGAATACGAACAAGGAGATATTATACCTGTACTAGACGAAGGTAAGGTTATACTAAAGTTTTTAGATGATAACGATGATGAATTATATTTTGAAGAAGACTAATTATGGAAGAATTAAGTAATTGCTGTGGCGCATCAAGATGGTATGACACAGATAGATGCTCTGATTGTAAAGAACATGCAGAGTTTAACGAAGAAAACGAAGAATAGATATGGGAGTAGATATTTATGGCAAAGCGCCAAAGTTAATAGGCAAGAAGCCTGAACTAGATTTTAGTGATACTAATATTACTGATAAGCAGAAGAAAGAGTACTGGGATGCACTAGAAAAGTGGGAAGAGAAGAATCCTGGTTACTATTTTAGGAGTAATTGGTGGGGTTGGAGGCCTATAGTTATGTTGTGTGCACATGCAGCAGAACAACACAGATTGGAGTTTAACTTTAATGAATGGATGGGTAATGATGGACTAGGATTGGACAACTGGCAAGAGTGTAACGCTCTAGCAGATGCATTAGAGCTCTCTATTGCTGAAGAGGAAAACCTAAAAGATGATGAGGATACTATATATTGTAATATGGGCTCTTGGACTCAATCAGGTGGTAACATGGTTGATGAGGAAGTAACAGATAGACTTAATGAAGACTATCCTTATGGTTCAATCATGTTTACTAGTATAGTTAGTGATAGTGGTAACATCTATTATCCCTCACATGGTACACCTCTTTGGTTGATTAATGAATTTATTAAGTTTCTTAGAAATTGTGGTGGGTTTTCTGTTTGGTAATCTAATTAAATTGATTACTTTTGTAAGCTCACCAATAACGTAGTATGAAGTTCATAACCTTTTTAATTAGATGGGTAGCAGGCAATTTGTCTATACCTTTCTGGGTAGTAGGACATATACATTTGTCTATACATGATTTTCATGATTTATACGAAGTATTAAGTAGTGTAAGTATGAATATCATTGTAGCAATTGGATTTTATTTAGAATGGAAAGATGTAAATAAACAAGAACATGGATAATGTAATTATATATGATATAGAAACTATGCAGGAGTGCTTTATTGTTGTATGTATGCAACCTGATAAGACACCTAAGAGCTTTACAGTTAGTAAGTGGCAGAATCAGCTGGATGCGTTTGTAAAGTATACAGACACACATAAGGATGCATATTGGGTAGGTTATAATAATTTACGCTTTGATGGTCAAGTGGTTGAGTGGATACTCAGAAACTATGAACAGTGGCATGATTGTACAGGACTAGAGATATGTGCTAAGATTGCACAAAAGGCTCAGGACGTTATACATGATGCTAACTATGATGTGTTTCCAGAGTATAGAGAGCACGAGCTTTCTCTAAAGCAAATGGACTTGTTTAAGATACACCACTATGATAATAAGAACAGACGTGTTAGCCTGAAGAGGTTAGAGTTTGAAATGGATCTTGAGAACATAGAGGAGATGCCTATACATCATACTAAGACAAACATGACTAAGGATGAAGTGTTCTTATCATTACAGTACTGTTTTAATGATGTTGACGCAACCTATGAGTTCTACAAGATTACCATAGGACAGACAGAGCACCCTTTATACAAAGGTAACAACCAAGTACAGCTTCGTAAAGATATAGAAGAGGAGTTTGGTATAAGCTGTCTTAATTACTCTGATAGTAAAATTGGTGATGAGATCATCAAGAAGTATTACTGTGAGGAGAAGAACATAGACATGCGTGAGCTTCCACGTAAAGGATACTTTAGGAAGAGTATTGACATGAAGAATTGTATTGCTCATTACGTTAAGTTTGAGACCAAGCAGCTACAGGACTTGTTAAGTAGTATCAAGAAGCGTAAGCTAGGCCTTATGGATAACTTTAAAGAGCACGTACATTTCTATGATAATGTATATTCTTTTATGAAAGGTGGTCTTCATACAGAAAACAAACCAGAAGTGTTTGAAGAAGATGAAGATCATGAGATTATAGATTGGGATGTAGCTAGCTATTATCCTGCTATAATAATTAACAATGAGAAATATCCTGCTCACCTGGGTAAAGAGTTCTTGAATGGATACAAACGTATGTTTGAGAAACGACTAGAGCTTAAACCACAAGCTAAGGGTGACAGGAGGATTAAGGGGATTGTAGGAGCGCTTAAGCTTGCAGTCAATTCTGTGTACGGTAAATCATCTGACATGAACTCATGGATATATGATAGGCAGTTAACTATGTTCACCACTATAACTGGTGAGTTTAGTCTAATGATGCTTATTGAGAAGTATGAGCTCAATGATATCAAGATTATCTCTGCCAACACAGATGGTGTAACAGTTAAAGTGAGAAAAGACTTGATTCCTAAGATGCATGAGATCAATGACTGGTGGTGTAAGACCACACAGTATGTACTAGAGCGTACAGACTATACAAAGATCTTGTTTTCCACTGTTAATGACTACTTAGCCATCATGCCTGATGGTTATGTCAAGAAGAAAGGGGACTTTCTTACAGACTTTGAGCTTCATAAGAACAAGTCAGGTAGGATAGTTCCCATTGCTCTTGAGCAGTACTATGTGCACGGTACTCCTGTTAAAGATACCATTATGAATCATAAGAATTTGTATGATTTCTGTATCAGGAAGAAAGCATCTAGAGATTTCCACTATGAGGGAATCAATAAAGTAACTAATGTTAAAACGAAGTATAACAAATTGATTAGATACTATGTGGCTAACGTTGGTGAGAAAGTTTACAAGGTAAAGAACCATGACTCTGATAGTAAAGCTGCTAAGAGAAGTCAGGTGGAAGCTGGTGAATGGGTGTGTCACGTTTGTAATTATCTAGAGAAAGATTCCTCAGTAGATAATATAAACTATAAATACTACATAGACCAAGCGGAGAGCATGATTGTAAAGATTCTTACAAAAGGCAAACGTAAGAAGAACATTGTAGTACCTAATCAACTAAATTTATTTTAAATGTGAAGAAAAAAGCTAAGATAAATAGAGGTAACATAACTAGACATCTTATTGAGTATCAGTTAGATATGGTTGGAAAGCGATTAATAGACACACTAGATGACGACAAATGGTATTTCAACTGGACAATGACAAGAGAACAGCATAATGAGTTTTATAAGTATGCTGTGAAGACACTCAAAAAGGTGTTTAGGTTTAACACAAATAAAGCAAGAGAAACGTTCCAATGGTTTTATGAACAATTTGGACTAAGAATTAAAGATTAACAATTAAAATTAACAATTATGAACAACGGAGTATTATTATTTACAGTTATTGCAATGCTAGTAGGACTAGTTTACACACTTTATGCAGTGTTCTTTGATAGTCAAGAAATACCACAAGAACCCTTACCAACACCAAAACGTAAGAGAGGTAGACCAAAAGGAAGTAAGAATAAAGTCAAGAGAACAGAGATAGTAGTAAATAAACCAAAACGTGGTCCAGGTAGACCTAAAGGATCTAAAAACAAGAGCAATGTCAAAACTAATTAACGAAGACTGGGAACACGCATCACGCTTTGCTGATGAATCATTTAATATGCTGCACCAGCAGTACATAATGGAAGCAGAGTGGCAAGAGTGGCAATACGAACAGCAAAAAAAGAAAAAGAAACCTGCTACTATAGTGGTAGAAAAACCAGCAAGAGATGAGAATGCACATAAGTCCACAAGTATTCAAAGAACTCATCAAAAAAAGTTATAATCTTGACTTAATTTATTTGCTAAAGTTGATTGAAGAGCAGTATGACATACAACCCTTGTATGAGGACAGTATGAAGATTGCTGCTCTACATCAAAGTTTAATAAGGAAAGGATTGATAACTAAGGATGAAGAGAAGATAACAACCATTGGTAAAGACTTATTGAAGTTTGTTACTGATGAGAATACTAAAAAGATAATAAAACGTAAACCAATAACAACAGACTTTGAAGAGTGGTGGAAACAATACCCTCCTACAGATTCATTCAATATTAATGGCAAACAGTTCAAAGGAACTAGATCATTACGTAGAGGTAAAGAAGAGTGTAGAAGAAAGTTTAAAACCATTATAGAGGAAGGAGAATTCAATGCAAAACAACTAATAGATGCTCTAAAGTATGAGGTGGACCAAAAGGTTAATCGTTCAGTACGTGAGAGAAAAAATATAATGAGTTTTATGCAAGGTTCTATTCCCTATTTAAATCAACGCACCTATGAAAGCTTTATAGAGCTACTAGAGCAAAATAAAGATCAGGATGATGTAGATTCAAATTCAGGAGGTCCAACAGATATATAATTTATGGAAAATACACTAGAATTCAACGAGTGGATGAAAAAAATCAAAAGCAATTATTATTCAGATGATAAACAGATGAATAATGCATTTGAGAAATTAAGAAAATTAGCAAACGATAAAAACTGGAGAGATGAAAATAATAATTAGTATAATATTGTGGATAGTAGTAGCAAGAGTTATGATATGGATAGGTGGATACATCTGGCCAGAAGATAGAGATGACTTTGATAACAATTTAAGATATTAGTATGAGTTTTGAATTACTAAAGAAAGAAGTACAGAAAGGTATTGATGGGCGTAATGGTGGTATACCTATGGGCTTTGACAGGCTCAATAGGTATGTTGGCATTAGAAAGTCAATGTACTATTTGATTGGTGGGTTGACTGGTTCAGGTAAGACTAGCTTCATTGATGATGCATTTGTACTTAATCCTGTAGACTGGGCTATGTCTGAAGAAGGACAAAAGTCTGGTATAAAGGTGAAGGTGTGGTATAGATCTATGGAGCGTAGTAGAACTTACAAGTTTGCTAAGTGGACTTCACGTAAAATATTTCTAGATCAGGGTGTAATCATACCTGTTAACAA